GCTAAGCTAATTAATTACTTAGCAAAGCATCAACACTGGACACCCTTTGCTCATGTGCAAGTCACAGTCTTAGTGGAGGCACCGGTGTTTGTAGCCAGACAGTTGGTCAAACATCAGGTAGGCTTAGTCTGGAATGAGGTGAGCCGCAGGTACGTTAGTGATGCACCTACATTCCATGTCCCAGACCTATGGAGGCAGGCTGCTGATAACGTTAAGCAAGGATCTTCCGCTAAACCTATCCAGCATAACGGTGTGGCTGGGGATGTCTACCACAGGGCTATGCTGAGGCTTCAGGCTGTATACAAAGAGCTACTCGACATGGGTGTATGTCCTGAGCAGGCAAGGATGGTACTGCCACAGTCTATGATGACCTCATGGTACTGGACTGGGAGCCTTGTGGCCTTTGCTAGGGTAGTCAATCAAAGGACTCATAGCACTGCACAGGTAGAGACTAAAGCTGTTGCTATTGATATTGATAATGTGATAAAGTCATTGGAAGATTTAAAAGTATCTTGGAACGCCTTACTTGGAGAACAGCATGGCTATTAATAATTCTATCTTTGTACACCGAACCACTACTATTAAGTTGGTAAAGACCCCATCAGAAACAGATGATCATGAGTATGCTTCAATAGATATCACCATCACAGATGATGAAGGAGGTCAAGTAAAGATATATTGTTTCGGTAAGGATTCAAAAGTTATAATGCAGGATGATAAATAAATGGAGGAACTTATTGATGATGCTTGGGCTTATGCTTTTGCAATGAGCTTAGGTACAAAGCAACCCAGTGAGAAGCTCAAGGCAAGGTTCATTGTCTTTGCAAAAGAAAGATTACCTTTGACTGCTTCTCAAGATGATGTTATAAATCTTATACCTGATTTTATAAACTGGCTAGGAGAGTGGTAGTAGACATGAAGATTGTTACACACGCAGAGCTTCTTAAGTTTAAGAATACATATGAAAGTGATATGTATAGAGACAAGGTGACAATGCAAGTTACCTTTTTATCAGATGATAATGTAGCCATATCATTTGGTGAGTATACCAACGGCTATGAAGAGTGTTTAAAATTAATTAGGAGAAGTATCTAATGAAAATGATTGACGGTATTCCAGAAGTTATCGAAGGTGTGGCTTACTATGCACATGTGGATGCACCTGTTGCTGATTACAACGAGTCAATGAACCCCGGTACTGGTAAGTTTGGGTGGGAAGTTAATGTTGCAGTAAGCGATGAGGTCTTTATGAAGTTTAAACAAGCAGGTTTTAATGCTGGCTTGCATGAAGCAGGCTCACGTAAGTACACACCTGATCCTGTTATCACCTTCTACAAGTGGGCGTCTAACTATAATGGTACAGAAAACACCGCGCCTATTGTTGTTGATACAGACAAGCAACGGGTAGACTATAAGATCGGTAACGGTTCTCGTGTTGCAATCCAATGGGCTACTTTAAACTACGGTAAGATTAAGAAGATTAAACGACCAAGCATCCATGCCTTACAGGTTCTCGAACTTGTAGAGCAAGGCGACAGTAACACACCTTTCACTGAAGACAGGATGGCGTTTTAAATATGAGTAACTTTACATACAAAACAGAAGCAGGCGTATACGACGTTGAGCTATTGAACGACGAGGCTAAGATAGCTTACAACTATTTGGTTGAAGTTCAGCAAGAGCTTGACACACTTGCAAAGCGTTCCAATGTACTACTAGCTGCTAAGCAAAACTTTATTACAGTTATGAACAACAACTTAGACGAAGAGGCTTTAGTAACCGAAGAGGATTAAAAGATAATGGCATTTGCTAAAACGCATCAACCATGTCCTTTATGTTCCAGCAGTGATGCACTCTCTATCAATACTGATGGGAGTGCGATCTGTTTTTCTTGTAAGGGATACATAAAGAAACACGTAGAAGACAACTCAACTAGAGATAATGTAATGATATCTAATACTCAAAGAGCTTTAGAACCAGAGAAGTTTGCAAGTGAAGGACAGTTTGCGGCCTTAACAGACCGGCAAATATCATTAGAAACAGCTAAGAAGTACGGCGTTAAAGTAACACATGATAGTGCTGGTGATGTCTTTAAACATATCTATCCCTACCACGGAGAGAACGATGTCATTGCTTACAAGACTAGGTTCGTAGGTAACAAGGACTTTAGATGGCAGGGTATATCAACACAGGCTAGGTTGTTTGGGGAGAATCTCTTCAGGCAGGGTGGTAAGTTTGTAACCCTAGTCGAAGGAGAGTGTGATGCTATGGCAGCTTACGAGTTGCTTGGTTCACAGTGGCCTGTAGTGTCAGTTAAGAATGGTGCTGGTGGTGCAGAGCGGGATGTACGAGATAACCTAGAGTTCTTAGAAAGCTTTGATCAAGTTGTCATTGCCTTTGATATGGACACTGTAGGTAAGGAAGCAGCAAGGCACGTAGCTAGGCTATTGAAGCCGGGTAAGGCAAAGATATTGACATTCCCTGAAGGATTCAAGGATGCCAATGATCTATTAAAAGCTAACGGGCATAAGCGTTTTGTACAATGTTGGTGGGATGCAAAGACTTACACACCTTCAGGAGTTCTAAGTGTCTCAGAAAACAGGGACAAGTATAAAAACAGAGAGAAGAAAGTATCTTATCCATTCCCTTGGAAAGGTTTGAACGAGAAGCTAGAAGGCATCAGGCTTGGTGAGCTTATCACCTTGACAGGTGGTACAGGTCTGGGTAAATCTAGTGTTACCCGTGAGCTAGAGCATTGGCTTATCAAAACTACTGATCATAATGTAGGTGTTATCGCCTTAGAAGAAACCTTTAACAGAACAGTTGATGGTATCTTATCTGTCGAGGCTAATGCTAAACTGCATATTGATAGAATCAGAGATGCTTATACTGAAGATGAGCTGGATAATTTCTTTGATATAATGTATGACAAGGATAACTTTAATCGTGTTTGGATTCACGCACACTTTGGTGCCAACGATATCGAGGCTATCTTTAGCAAGCTACGGTTTATGATTATAGGCTGTGACTGTAAGTGGGTAGTGATTGACCACCTACATATGCTTGTGTCTACATCAGCTGAAGGCGACGAGAGGCGTACCATTGATGCTATCATGCACCGACTAAGAACCCTTGTAGAAGAAACAGGTGCTGGTATTATTCTTGTGTCACATCTTCGTCGAGTAGATGGTAACAAGGGCCACGAGAATGGTATTGAAACAGGTCTTAATCATCTACGAGGATCACAAAGTATCGCTCAGCTATCCGACTGTGTTATTTCACTAGAAAGAAACCAACAGTCTGATGATCCTATTGAAGCTTCGACTACTCGTGTCCGTGTATTGAAGTCTAGATACACTGGTGATGTGGGTGTAGCTACGCACTTGAAGTTCGATGATGATACTGGTAGGTTACATGAGATGGATATGAGTGACATACAAGTATCTAAAGAAGATGACTTAGTAGCATTGGGGTTTGAATAAAATGACAAGACTTGTTTTTGATGTGGAGACTGATGGACTAGATGCTACAAAGATCTGGTGTATTGTGGCGCAGGATGTAGATACTAAAACCATTTACACTTATGGCCCTAATCAATTAGAAGAAGGATGTGATCTATTAGAGAGTGCTGATGATTTAGTAGGACATAACATCATAGGCTTTGATATCCCTGTTATACAACGGATAATGAATAGACCTGACTTCTCTAAGGATAAGAATATAATTGATACTCTTGTCCTGTCCCGCCTCTTTAAACCTACTCGTGATGGTGGTCATGGTCTTGCTCGGTGGGGACAGCTGCTAGGTTTCCCTAAAATTATATTCAAAGAGTTTGAAGCTTATAGTAGTGAGATGCTTACCTATTGTGTCAGAGATGTTGAGCTGAACACAGCTGTATACTTTAAATTAAGACAAGAGAGTCGTGGTTTCTCTGCTGATTCTATTGCCTTAGAGCAGGGTGTTGCTTCTATCATGAAGGTACAGGAAGAGCATGGTTTCTACTTTGATTTTAAAAAAGCAGAGCTTCTTCTTGCTGAGATACGAGAAAGAATGCAGGTTGTTGAGGGAGAAGTGACCAGTGTATTTCATCCTAAGATTACTAAACTTAAACTCTTTCCTCGCTACACCAAGACCAAAGGTATTTCAAAGATTGCAGAAGATGCTGAAGGTAATGGTGTAAGGTTAACAGAAGAAGAGTACGGATTGTTTCACGAAAAGAATCATGCCTACCCTTTAAGCATTACAAGAACATCATCCATTGAACTTAATCTTGGATCTAGATTACAGATCGGAGAGTACTTGAAAGACTTTGGATGGAAGCCTACTGAGTTTACTGTTAATAATAGACCAGTAGTGAATGAGAAAACACTAAGCGAGATACAGGGTATACCAGAAGCTGAGCTTATCAAGGAATTCTTTCTGCTTCAAAAGAGAGAAGGTCAGATTAAGTCTTGGTTAAAGTTCCTTGGTGATGACGACAGAGTGCATGGGTTTGTTATACCCAACGGAACTATCACAGGTCGTATGTCACACTTAAGCCCCAACATGGCACAGGTTCCTAATGCTGGTTCAAAGTATGGTGAAGAATGTAGATCATGTTGGACTGTACCTAAAGGATATAAATTAGTAGGTATAGATGCCAGCGGTTTAGAATTAAGGATGCTGGCTCACTACATGGATGACAAGGAGTACACAAATGAAATCATTAACGGCGACATACATACCACTAATCAAAAACTTGCAGGACTTGAATCAAGAAATCAGGCTAAGACTTTCATCTATGCACTCCTATACGGAGCCGGAGATGCTAAGCTTGGAAGTGTGGCTGGAGGAGGTGCAAAAACTGGAGCAGACCTTAGAAAATCATTCTTTGATAATCTCCCATCATTTGCACATCTTAAAGATAAAGTTAGCAGAGCAGCATCAAAAGGTCATTTAAAAAGTTTAGACGGTCGTAAGATTTATATCCGTAGTGAACACGCAGCACTTAACTCTCTGCTACAGGGGGCAGGTGCTATCACTATGAAGAAAGCATTGATTATCTTAGCTGATAAGATCAAGGATATAGATGCTCACTTCGTAGCTAATGTACATGATGAGTGGCAGATCGAGGTTATAGCTGAACATGCTGAGCTAGTAGGTAAGCTGGGTGTAGAGGCTATCATCGAAGCTGGTAAAGTTCTTAAACTTAATTGCCCACTTGATGGGGAATACAAGGTAGGAGATAACTGGAGTGAAACACACTAACGTGAAAGAGATTAACCCTAAGACAGGGAAGGCTTACTACTACAAAGATAACCCGGCTGCTGTTAAACTACGTGATTCTAAAAGGATGTACTTAAAAGGTGAGGAGGTTTCTAAATATCACACGCTGCATAAAGCAGGTCGTTACAAATCATTTCAAGAAGCTGCCTTTGAATCTCTACCTAAGTACACACTAACCAAGGAAGGTTATGTTTACATCTTATCTAACCCAGCATGGGAAGGGTGGTACAAGGTAGGTATGGCTGCTGACATTAACGATAGAGTAAATAGCTACCAGACATCAAGTCCACTACGTGACTACTACCTAG